AAGGACATGATTGGATACCGTACTACCTTGCAGGCAACATGGGACTTTGTCCCCGTGGATACTCTAACTGCCCTCGCCGTTCTTCTGCGAAGCGGTGGATTTTTTTATGTAGAGTATCCCGCTCCGTCTGGCGATGCCAGTGGTATGTTTGAGATAGAGTATCCAACAATGACTATCTTTGCATATAAGAATGGTACTGCAGTTTGGCACGATGTGAAACTAAAAATGACCGCTCAGGAGGTGTCCGCATGAATGCTTACCCGGATACACGATGGGTCGGCCTTCGTTTTACGTTCGAATTTGTAGACCAAGAGGCACAATTGGATGCCGTCCCGGCCTCTTCCGGTGAAGCGGCATCCTCCCATATCAAAGACACCCTTGACAACATCACGGCACTTTCAGAGCCGTACATCCATTTGGAACATAATCGTTGGGGTTTGAACCAGAACTTCAAACCGATCCCTAAGAACCACACAGCGAAGCAGATCGGATGGATTGGCAGTTATATTTCTGGATCCGATTGTACCTTTGCTGTCAGCCCATTCTTGGAGTTTGGCTTTGCCGACGAACATTCCAGTATCGGTTTTACACTCCATTTTGAGCATGTCACCGGTCAGCATCCTACAAAGATACTGACCCAAACCTTTAACGCAGATGGCGACGTTGTCAGCGAACTGGTGACCGAAAACCACACTACTCACTGCGTAATCAACTTACTCAGCCCGGACTACAAGCGGGTGCGATTTACTTTTTTAGAGACTTCTCGCCCGTACAGCCGTGTTCGTGTTGCGGAGGTGCTGTTCGGCATCATTGAAACATACGAGGCAGAAGATATTGTTAGCGCAAGTCTGGAATATTCCGTTGACCCGGTTGCTGATTCGCTCCCTTCGCGCCAAACCATCTTCCGAATTGACAATAGTGATCAGCGTTTTAATCTTATCAACCCCAATGGCATATATGCCTATCTGCAACAGCCGCAGGCATTCAATGTGGCACTTGGTGTTGGTGAAAGCAGAGACACCATTGAGTATGTTTCTATGGGCGAGTTTTTCTTTGCCACAGCAAGTGCAGAGGATGCCAGCTTAACTGCGGAGATCACCGCATACGACTGGTTTTACTGGCTTGAAAAAGGAAAGTTTAAGATCGCCGGAACGGGCACCTGGACTTTGCATGAGGCTGTTTCTGCCATCTTGAATAACGCGGGCATCTCTTGCGATGTGCTGATGTCCGAAGCGGCAGCAACTACACCGCTGATTAAGGTGGCAGATGAGATGACCAATCGAGAAGCACTTCGCCTTGCAGTCCAAGCAGCCTGCTGTACAGCCTATTTCAACCGCGAGGGACAGCTAGTGATTCTCGACCTTACACAGGCCGATCCGGTTGATGAACTGGACAGCAACAACATGACAGCCCCTCCCAAGGTCACGATCGAGAGTGCGGTCAACACAGTTCAACTGACAGTCCATGATGCTGTTAATAATACAGACGCTGTTTATACCGCATCCAACATCATTGATGATGAGATGGTGCAGGTCAAATCCGTCAGCAACAATATGGTGGATCCCACCATGGGGCAGGCTGTAGCGGACTGGATCCTTCGCGCCTGCCAAGGCCGTGTCACATACACTACCTCCGAACGTGGCAACCCATCGATCTTGCTCACGGATACGGTGAAGATATATGACTATTTCAAGGTGAACCGAAACACCATTGTAACTAGACAGGCCTTCAATTATGACGGTGGCCTCTCCGCAGAAAGTGAGGCGATTGCACGTGGCTCTTAACTTGATATTTGACAGAACCGCTGCCGATGCCGACACTTGGTACTATCTTTCGACAAAACTCGACGCAGAAGGATGGTCTGCGCTTACAGTGGAAGAGCGGGTGCAATGGCTTTCGCAGCTAAAAGGTGGTTACAACCACACGGATATGAATCGTGTTGGCAGTACCACAGCTTATCTGGGCAATCAGTTCACTGACCTTCTTCAGCACTTGGTCACTTACAGGGAAAACTATGCTGTAGCAGATGACCCGCTGTTCCACTTGCCTTATGTGGCAGAGGACGTCGATATCAATCCGAAGACCAACTGGTCTTTGGGTGACCCTGTCTGGATTGACCAAGCCACACGCTATCTTGCCGACCTTTCCGTTCTGCGGGGCCTGTTGCCACTCTATGCAGAAGCACCCGCTGTACCGAATGATCTCGCGGCCCTAAGTGTGCAGGAAGCCAATGACATTGAACGACTACTGTATGACATAGATGGTGAAATTACAGCCACTACTGAGAAAGTGGAAAAATGGATACGAGACACAGCCGCTGCTTGGATGTACAGCGGCGATATTTTTTCTGGGGAGGTGTAATTCTTGAAAGACAGAACGCCAAAATATCCGGGGCGTGTGCAACTGACGCCCGTTGATGGTGCTGAGAACACCTTTGACCTTGTCCGGGCAGACGAGCCTGTCGAGGAAGGCACTCCCATCAACAAGAAAACGCTGCTCACAGACGAAACCGCATATCTGCTGGAGCTGCGCGTGGATAACCCCACACCCGACGATGCGTTCAATCATATTGCCCGCAACTTCACGGGTGATGGCGGTATGACTATTAATCTTTTAGAGGAGGCGACTCGCATGAAATATTGTAAGGTGCTGACACATGAGGGTCAGCGCTCCGCGATTGCAGACTTCTATGCAAATACGATTCTTCAGACTGGCTACGAGTCTGATGACGGTACAATTCAGGCCCTCGCTTGTATTGAGGGTGCTATTTCCAATCAGCTCAAAGTTCGCATCATCAATAAAGCCACAGGGGAAACCTTTAATTCTGTTATTCCACTCTATGCGGATGTCTACAAGCAAAAGCTGAATAACTCTACTGTCCCTGGTAGCGGTATGTATGCCAACTTTAATGGTTGGTTCCATTTCACACCGGTAAAAAATAAGCCAAATGAAATTATGCTTAAAATCAACGGCGGGCTGTATAGAGGCACCTACAACAACGAGTACTACCACTACCAAGAATCCATGAGAATGGTACACATCATTGATGTTACTGACGGAAGTGTAAAGGCCCATGCATATGCTTATTATGCAAATACGAGCAGTGACTACAATATGAGCAGTCAGCATTCATTCAGTATGGGAAGCAACGATTATTGCTATTACAATGCTACCTATGGATATTACTACACTCCGCTGACATATCAACTTGACACCAGCTATGATACGGCCGGGAGAATCTTTTATTTGAAGGCGGGGGGCAATTACGAGACCTCAACGTATGACTCCTTTTCCTCAAGTGGCGTATGTGGGTTTATTTCCGCTTCTCTTGGTGGCACTTCTTATATCGGTTGCACTTATCACAATAGTTCTGATAATGCAGGGCGTTGTTTCGCATGGTTCGTGCCGATTACAGATACGACTGGCCTATCCTTCTCCTACGACAGCTATGTGAACTATATGTATGTGTATAAGGTTAACCACACTGCCTACTCTACGATGAGCAAGAGCACGCTGTACAGCAACACATCGTTCTACGGTTTTTCAAATGAAACGTGGGCATCTTACCCTTCCAATTACGGGATGAAAATCCATATCCTCAGAACGGATGACGATAAGCTTTATATGTTTGCGGCTGGTCGACGCCATTCTAGCCATAGCGGATACAGTACTGCTGAGGCCTACTGTTTGATGCGTTTCGGCCCCTTCAGCCTTAATACATCCAGTAGCAATCCGCCCGTTGCAACAATGATTAAAGGTTTGCCTACTTCCGGAACGTCTGGCTATACATCCTGGCAGGCTTTTAACATGATTGGTTGTCTTAACGGAGACCCCGATAAGCCTGTGTATGCTATTCTGCCGTACACTAGCAATATTACTGGTGGACAGAATGGTACAGTTACCGTTCTTGCGTCTGATCCTACCGGTGCAGCCTATCGTTTGATGCTTCCAAGTATTATGGCAGGACAGACTTATACAAGTTCAGCGCAGATTTATTATCGATATGATGGTGTAAATAACCCGTGGGCCAACAGCTATACGTTGCCTACCGTGTGGTATAACAACCATCTCACAAAGATGTTCACCTGCGATATGGCACGAAATGTGTATCTCGGTGACTTTGTGGATCAGCTGTATCAGGATGTGGATGGTGTATGGGAATGCCCGGAAGATGGCACTTATAAGATCATCATGGTCGGTGGCGGAGCTGCCGGTGGTGCAAGCTATGGTGGCGGCTCCGGTTACCTGAAAGTTGCAACTCGCTTCTGTGTAAAGGGAGAGAGAATTCCATATCACATCGGTTGGGGCGGTATTTATGACAATGGCACGAGTAACCCTTATGCCGCCGAGCCCGGTAGTCCCACAACATGGTTTGAGAATCCCGACACCTTTGCCAACGGTGGTGCCGGTAGCCGTGGCGGTGCAAATGGCTATCCCTCCAATGCTGGTGGTGGCGGTGGTGGCTATGACCTCGTTGAGTACGGTGGGAATGGACAAACCTCTTCTGTCGCACCTCAACGAAATGGTGGTCAGGGCACGATGGCAGCTATTGGCTACGGTGCAGGCGGTAGCGCACAGAAAGATGGTGCAGACGGCGTCATCGTAATCGTAAGATAAGAAAGGAGAAAATGTCATGAAAGCATTTTGGAATGTAGTTCAGCTGGCATTCGCCGCAGTTGGCGGTTGGCTCGGATGGTTCCTAGGAGGATGTGATGGTTTGCTTTACACATTGATTGCCTTTGCGGTGATTGACTATATCACCGGAGTCATGTGCGCCGTGGTGGACAAAAAGCTGTCCAGCTCCACGGGGTTCAAAGGCATCTTTCGTAAGGTGCTGATTTTCACTCTCGTGGGGATGGCTCACATTATGGATGCATACGTGATTGGAGATGGCTCTGTGCTTCGCACGGCAGTCATCTTCTTTTATATTTCCAACGAGGGTGTATCCCTTCTGGAAAATGCATCCCATCTGGGTCTGCCGGTTCCCGAACCCATCAAGACCGTACTGAAGCAACTGCACGACCGAGCGGAAGGAGAAACCAATGAAACTGGTAAAATCGATCCTCACAAATAATCCTTGCTACACCGCAGGAAGAACAATTACCGTCAAAGGTCTCATGCTGCACTCGGTTGGATGCCCCCAGCCGAGTGCTTCTGTTTTCATCAAAAACTGGAATAGGAGCACCTACAATAACGCATGCGTCCACGGCTTTATTGATGCCAATGACGGTACCGTTTATCAAACCCTGCCCTGGAATCACCGGGGCTGGCACGGCGGCGGTTCCAGCAACAACACCCACATCGGTGTAGAGATGTGCGAACCCGCCTGCATTAAGTACACCAGTGGAGCAAACTTCACTTGTTCCGACAAGACCTCTGCTGTTGCCGCGGTAGAACGGACCTACCATGCCGCCGTTGAACTGTTTGCCATGCTCTGCAAGGAGTACAAGCTAGACCCTCTCAGTGATGGCGTGATTGCATCCCACAAAGAAGGTCATGCAAGGGGCATCGCCAGCAACCACGGAGATCCAGAACACCTGTGGTCACAGCTTGGAATGGGCTACACGATGGATACGTTCCGTCAGGAGGTGAAGAAGGAAATGGATAAGGGCAATCTGGACAACACCCCTGCAGCATGGTCAAAAGAGGCTGTGGATTGGGCAGTCGCAGAAGGCCTGATGGCCGGAGATACTAACGGGGACCTGATGCTTCGGAGCCCTATCACACGCGAACAGTTCTGTGTCATGCTCAAAAGATATCACGATAAATATAGCGCATAACTATCGCCCCTTCGGGTCTCGTGTTGAGATCTGGAGGGGCTTTTTTATTTTCGAGCAAACTACAGATTTCTCCGCTCAATAGCTCACCTCGCCTCCAGTGGAAAGCAGAGGGGTTCAAGCGCCCCGCAGAGGAGGTAATGCTATGACCGGTAATCAGAAAGAACAGATAAATCAGCTGCGTAAAGAGGGCCTCGGCTATCTGCGCATTGCTAAAGAGTTAGGTATATCGGAGAACACGGTGAAGTCCTATTGCCGCCGCATGGAGCGTACAGAGGTCACTGCCTCTCAGCCTGTCTGTGAGCAATGTGGAAAGCCCATTGACGTGAGCAAAAGGCCCGGTAAGCGTTTCTGTTCCGATCGTTGCCGTATGCGCTGGTGGAACTCCCATCCCAGCAAACCGGGAGCACATAGTGGCCGCTGTCGCTTATGCGGCAGGGAGTTTACCATGCGTCGAAAGGGCGAGCGTAAGTATTGCAGCCACGCCTGTTACATTGCCGACCGCTATCACGGAGGTACAGAGAATGATTGATTACAACAAGGCCACCGCTTATCAGTCGGCTATGGCACAGGCCAGAATTATGCTATCAAAGGGACTAATTTCACCGGAAGATATTGTATCAATTGAAGACAGAATAGCACAAAAATATGCCCTCAAATTCGGCAGTATATGTCGGGATATGGACTTGATAAACACCCACTTCAGAGCGAATATGTCAACACAAGGAGGTGGAATTAGTGGTTAAAACCATTAGAAAACTGCCACAATTAGCAACTTTAGAGAAGCCTAATCGAGTCGCAGCATACGCTCGCGTTTCTAGCGGAAAATTCTCGATGGTGATGTCTTTGGCAGCTCAAACAAGCTATTACAGTGACCTCATCCAGCGCCAGAACGGGGCCGTGTTTGTAGGAATCTATGCCGATGAAGGTATCACCGGCACGAAGGAAAATCGCCCTGAATTCCAGCGACTTATGGAGGACTGCCGTGCAGGAAAGATTGATGTGATTTACACTAAGTCAACATCCCGTCTTGCACGAAACACGGTGTTGTTGTTAAAGACTGTACGGGAGCTGAAATCACTTGGAGTGGACATCTATTTTGAAAAGGAAAATATCCACTCGCTGTCCACAGAGGGCGAATTGCTTCTTACAATTCTGGCTTCTTATGCACAGGAAGAGAGCCGTTCTGCAAGTGAGAATCAGCTATGGCGAGTACGGAAGAACTTTGAGAATGGACGTCCTTGGAATGGGGTCGTGTATGGTTACCGGCTCCGAAATGGAAAGTACGAAATCCATCCCGAAGAGGCCGCTGTGGTGCGAGGGATCTTTGAAGATTACCTTTCTGGAATGGGCCACCTGTCCATTGCGAAAAAGCTAAACGAACAGCAAGTCGCGCCGATGTTCTCCGAGCGTTGGGGACCGAGCAGTGTTTCTCGTATTCTGAAGAATGACCTATATACCGGAAATCTTCTGCTGCAAAAAACCTACAGAGAAAACTACATCACAAAGAAAGTGCTGCCCAACCTTGGGGAGCTGCCTAAGTACTTCGTTGAGGGGGCACACGAGGCCATCATTTCACAGGAAATGTATGCTGCCGTTCAAGCAGAAAGTTCCCGGCGTGCTGAGCGGCATTATCATCCGACAGCGAACCAGAAGAACATGTTTACTGGCTTGATCACCTGTACCGTTTGCGGAAAGTACTATCGCAAGAAACCCAACCACGGTAAGTCCACTTGGACATGCGGAACATACATAACCGCCGGGAAACAAGCCTGCGCCTCCAAAGCAATACCGGAAGATACGTTGATGAAACTGACCGGAGAGGTGCTTGGAATGACTAACTTTACTTACGAAGGTCTGCGTGAGATGCTCACCGGCATCGACGCTGAGAACGGCAACCGCTTGACCTATCGTTTTAAGGACGGGCATGTTGTGGTACGGGTTTGGGAGGACCGCTCCAGACGTGAGTCTTGGACGCCTGAGATGCGCGAGCAGGCCCGTCAACGGCAGCTAGAAAGAAAGGGGTGCAGCAATGCCTAAAGTTACAACAATCCCGGCTACAAGGGACCGATACACCGCACTTCCGTTCAACGCCCTTATTCGACGCCGTGTTGCAGGATACGCTCGCGTATCGACGGACAGCGATGAACAATTCACCAGTTATGAGGCGCAGATCGATTACTACAAGAATTACATTCTTAGTCATCCGGAGTGGGAGTTCGTAGAGGTATATACGGACGAAGGAATTTCTGGCTTGGGCACAAAAAAGCGTGATGGCTTCAATCGCATGATCGCGGATGCGTTAGCCGGAAGAATAGATTTGATTGTCACCAAATCCGTCAGCCGCTTCGCCAGAAACACCGTAGATAGCTTGACGACCATTCGTGAACTCAAAAGCCATGGCGTCGAATGTTTCTTTGAGAAAGAGAATATTTACACCTTTGACAGCAAGGGGGAACTTTTGCTTACCATCATGAGCTCTCTAGCGCAAGAGGAGTCCCGCTCTATTTCCGAAAACGTGACTTGGGGCCAGCGAAAGCGTTTCTCCGATGGAAAAGTGAGTGTCGCCTACAAGTCTTTCCTTGGATACGATAAAGGTGATGATGCGCCCCTTAAAATCAATCCGGAACAGGCCGAAGTGGTCCGCCTGATTTTCAAACTTTACATGGAAGGCCGAACTACGCGGAGCATCGCAAAGTATCTGGAAGCCCACAATATTAAGACCGCCCTTGGACGATCGAAATGGAACCCGTCCACAATTTTGGGCATGCTCTCAAATGAAAAATACAAGGGTGATGCTTTGCTTCAGAAAACCTATACCGCAGACTACCTCACCAAGAAGATGGTCCCCAATAACGGCGAGGTTCCTCAGTACTATGTTGAGGGATCCCACGAGGCGATTATAGACCCTGAGGAATTTGACGCTGTTCAGTTGGAACTTTCACGACGCAAGCAGCTGGGCCACAGCTATAGTGAGGTAGCTTTCCAAAGCAAGATTGTATGCGCGGATTGCGGAGCGTTCTACGGCAGAAAAGTATGGCATTCAAACGATACCTATAGGACACTTATTTTCCAATGCAATGACCGATTCAAACACGGGAAAACGCGCTGCAAGACTCCACATCTCACCGAGGACCAGATCAAATCGCTTTTTCTCAAAGCCTACGACAAGCTTCTTGGCAGCCGCGAGCAAATCCTAGAAGACTGCGAATTGATTCGACAGGTACTCTGCGATACCAGTGAGGTGGATACACAGATTGCGAAAAAGCAGCAGGCCGTCAATGATGCTGTGACTTTGATGGAACACCACATCCGGGCGGATGCTGGCGACGGATTTTCTCGATCTGATTTTGATTCTGAAACGAAACGCATCGAGCAACTGTACAACGCCGCCATGGCAGAACTCCAGGCGCTTGATGACCAGAAAACAAAAAGGCTTCAAAAGAGCAATGAAATCAGAGGCTTTTGTACAGCGCTCAAAAAACAGGCATTGGCGGTCTCCGAATGGGACGACCGCCTGTGGGGCACTGTATTGGATACGGCCACTGTACACGCCAATGGTCGTATCGATTTTCTATTCAAGTGCGGAACAACCATCAGCTTACCTGTAGGCTAACGTTTATCTTTTCATGCATGAGAGAAGCTCCTTTGGTGACATAGCCTTCTCTGCAAGAACGCCTTGTACCACAGGATCCGTGTTTACAAGACTTTCAATGGGAAGGCAGCCTCGCGCAACAGCAGGACAACGACTATGTTCGGATGGGTGGATTCCAAACGGCATCGTGAAGTCCTTAGGAAGTACCCAAAGATGGTAAACGTCCATGACATCAACCAGCTTCTTTGTGCTGGGGAAAACTTCTATTGCCACGCGGTTTTCGCCGAACAGCTCATTCTTGATTTCTTGTTTGATAGCCCAGGGGATTTCTCCTTCGCCGTCTGTGGCGAGGAGAGCCTCTGGTGTTTTCTTTGTTATGGCTACATGCTCGACTTTTCCCCACTCAGTGCGGATTAAACGGCTGGTCACTTGATAACCATCGTTGCTGTACCAACAGCGGTCCATCTGAGGCATCCACAGGCCTCGATAAACACCCATGGTATCGTGCAGGTATTTGGGTGAGATTGCTTCTTTCCATTCTCGATTCATATCCGCGCTCCTTTCGGCATCTGGGTTAATCTATCCAAGCGGAAAAACACGCAATTGACATTCTCTGAATAATAACCAAGGGACCAATAGTCTTCGTTATTTGAAAGTCCGCAAAGCCGTTGTAAACGCTGGCCAAATTGCTCACTTGGAATGTGATAGCAGTCGTCTACCACTAGAAGAGAGCTGACTTTTATGCCTATTCCCTTATCTTCCGGAACCGTTATGCCAAAAAGCTTCTGTTCGGGATTGATAATGAATGCGATATATTCGGCATTCCGAAGTCCCTCAATGGTAGATCGACTCACTATCATTTCCATGTTCCCATCTTTATACGAAAAGGAAATATAGCGGTCACGCTGCTTATTCTTCGCTATTAACATCGTAATCCTCGTCCTCATCGAAGATGCTAGCAAGCTCGCCCTCTTCGAAATCATAACTATCATCGATGTCAGGATCGTCCAACGCACTGAAAATAGAGTCCTCGTGCATATGAAGCTTACCAAGCCTGAGTCGATACTGGCTGTTTTTCTTCTTGCCGTTATATGTCAGGACCATCGCTTCAGCATAGCCCATGGATCCAGCCGTGCGTTCCTTTGCCGTGCGTGTAAGCTGTTTAACGGAAATGGCCCCCAGCTTGTTTTTGAAGTTTTCGTCATTCAAGTTTTCGCCGTAGGTCACAATGAGCTTTGTGACCGCATTTAGTATATTTGCACTGAATGAGTTGTTGTCGCCTTCCCACGCGCCAATACAAAGGCGAAGCGCACGATCCAAAACGTGATAACCGTACTTTGTATAGATGGACTCGACTGTTGAAATAGCACAGATAACGCCGGGAGCCTTTTTGGTACCTAGGGTCAGTCCATAGGATTCCACAAGATCCCGGATAATTAGCTGATCATCGTTGCCAGCCTCCAGATTGGCGACAAAAACTTCGTATGGGTTCAGAGGCTTTACAAACTTCATCTGGTTTGCAAAGATATCTGCCTCGCACTGATAGTTGAGGTCTTCGTAAATCATGCACCAGACTGGCGTCTCTCTCGACCCGGATACCAATGCGACAATTTCAATGGTGTGCTGTCCATTGAAAACATAATTGATGCCATCACGACGGCTAACCTTTACAGGGTTTATCTGATATAAATCGAAATTAGCTGCCGCCCTTGCTATATGGTTTTGAGACAGATTCCGTTGGTATTCCTGATTTGACACAAGGTTTTTGATCGGGATCTGCTCAAAGCGAACATTGGGAACGAACTGACTGTAGGTGTCCATTTAGTCCTCCTTAATCGCATTCAGCATTTCCTGCACCTCGGCCATCAGATGAAGCAGCGCATCAACAAGGCCCTGTTTCGCCCGTTCTGATACGATACCTAAATCGGTTTTCTTATGGGTGCGGGAAATTGAACTTGCCCAGCTCGGGATTGTTAGCGTAAGGCCGGTTACCTCTGCATCAGGATCAAATGCAGGCATGTCCTTAACTGAGGGACCAGACTTGAGTTCCAACTCGTTTGAGGTGATGGAACTCTGTATTTCTCCTCGGCTGCTTTTATACTGTGTGAATGGTTTTTGAGTCTTTTCAAGCTGTGCGCCGACTTTACGAATCTGCTCTGGGGTCAAAGCTGCCAGCTCGAGAATGTTCTTATGGGAAATCTTGAATCGGCCTGACAGAATCCTTGCCTGCATTTCCGGCACCTTTTCTCCGATGATTTCCAGTGCACGGGAATAGGCTGCGTACTTCTGTACGGTGTTGAAAGAAATGTGATTTTCGTCCGCAATCCTCTGCGCTGTAACATGTCGCGAGGGCGGCTGTGGTGGATCCGGCACGAGATCATCCTCATATGCGGGAGAAGGTGTTGCTGTAAAATACTGATTGTTTCCGTGGATGTTGGTAGGAACATTGATACGCTTCTCAGATTCGTATTGGCGTCCAATGAGAAATTTGCGGGTTTCCTCAGTGATATTCCTACGTCCCAACTGGTGAGCGCAAATCCATGCGATTGCTGCATCTCTGTTTGCAAAAGTCTTTTCTGTAACTGCAAATGGGATGTGGTGTTTTTGACAAATCTCATAGCGGTTGTGGCCGTCAATAATAACTCCGTTCCATGTGATGATAGGGTCTAGGCAACCATCCATTATGAGATTTTCCTCTAGCTGCAGATATTCTTTTCTAAGTAACGGTCGTATGAGATTCTTAAATTCCTTGTCGATTTTTAGGGAATGTACCCCCTTGTTATTTATAGCCATGGCCCTTTAACCTTCCATTTTTCTGATGGTCTTTAGTGAATATAGCGCCACCTTCTCCTTGTGAAGAACGACGCCTGAAATGTGGTAGGAATACCCACTGTCCAAACCACCAACTACCTCACAGAGTTTTTTTACAAAGGATTGGCTATAAATCTCATACGAAAAATCCGACTTCATTCGAGATGGGCTAACCAGATGAGTTTGATCACCGGACATAGTTTGATCAACGGACCGTATTGCCACCGCCATTTCTTGGGGATTAACCAACAGTTGTATATATTTCGGGTCTCCCATTAAGTGCAGGGCCGCTTTGTGAACCCGAATACGATATTTTTTTAGATCGACACTCATAATTGTCGGTGTTTTTGATGACTCTTGCACTGGCACACCTCCTTATTCTCGCGCAACGGTCATTGCAGGTTCAAACGAGCTTGGAGGCATGTCTGGCTCAGCAGAGTCAACTGATTCTGCCGACTTTTCCTTAATTGCATAAACTGCGTAGCCATCAAAGATATTGATTTGCATGGACTGGTTATGCTCGTTGAAGGGCAATCCAAACTGATCCTGCCATTCTGCAGGGAACACCGGGGTGCGGGAATTTTTAGGCTTCTGCCCCTCAATAATTGTTCTCTGGTAGACCTCAGTTGCTGACAGATCGAAAGCAATTAAGTACTCGTCATTTGCATGTATAATGCGCCCAAGCATTTTGTATCGGTAGTTGGGGTTCCATTCCATCAGGTCAACCACTTTTGCAAAAAACAGCTTACATGTAATGGTTCTGGGTTTCCGCTTGCCCTTGGAAAGACTACACCAAGCGTAAGAGTCTCTGGCCCCTTCTTCGCAGGGGCGGAGAGCTAACGTCTTGGTTTCAGGATTAATCAGAACCTGTACGTAGTCAATTTTCGGGAACTTGGCAATACAAGCTGCATTGACCGAGAACTTGCAATTGTTGAACGTTACAGACGGCTCGCGAAGATGCGCAAAGAACTCACGTCGAACAACCTGAAAACCCTCAAAATCGAAG